CTACCACCCGCACGCTTCGCGCACCGGGACCAGCGCGTCCTCGATGCCTTCGAGTTGGAAGCTCACGGTGACCGAGCGCTGGCCTTGCGGTTGGGCACGGACGAACAGGCGTTCTGCGTCCAGGAGCTGCTCGAGGAACCCCATGGCCTGCGTATCGGTGAAAAAGCCCAGCGCCGTGCGGTCGGTATTGAGTTCCAGCGACTGGCTGCGCGAGGGCAGGCGGTCGAACTGGATGGTGAGCGTGCCGCTGTTCGAGGTCGGCGTGCCCAGTGCATAGCCTGCGAAAGCGAACTGGACGACGGTGTTGTCATCAAGGCACAGGATGGTCATGCGTGCCGGCGCGCGGCCGCGGGGGAGGGCGGGGATCAACTGTTCCGATTGCAGGCTTGCGAAAGGACGCTCGGTGCCCTCGATCTGGGAGATTTCGACGCCGCTGGCCCACATGCCCTGCTGGGGCGTGACGTCTTCGTCGTCTCCGCCGGTGAACTGCTCGGAGCGGAACAGATTGTCATAACAGGCGAGCCTTTCAGTCGCCGGACCGATCAGCGCACAACGCTCCGGCGAGGGCTGCGCGGCAAGGGGTGAAACGGCCAAAAACCCTGCCATCGCGACTGTCCACGCCAGCCAGTGTTTGCCCATTATGCCAAGTCTCCCAAAATTGGTTTAGTCCAATGTGGTGGCCCGCGCCGCCCAAGTCCATATGTTTTCACGCTATTGTTTGCGCGGGCCACGAAACGGTTGGCGTTCGGCAATGTTGTGCCTACATGATCTACCCAAAGGATCTGCCCAAGAGGAGCCACCATGTCAGCCCACCCCGCATTCGACCTGATTGCACAGGAACACATCCCCGAGGTCAATGCGCTGGCCCGGCACTACCGGCACAAGAAGACCGGTGCGGAAGTGCTCTCGCTCATCAATGACGACGAAAACAAGGTGTTCGGGATTTCGTTTGCAACCCCGCCCGAGGATTCGACGGGCATTGCCCATATCCTCGAACACTCGGTGCTGTGCGGCTCGGAAAAGTTCCCGGTCAAAAAGCCGTTCGTTGAAATGCTCAAGGGCTCGCTGCATACATTTCTCAACGCGATGACCTTCCCCGACAAGACGGTCTATCCGGTGGCCAGCCAGAACCTTGCCGATTTCTACAATCTCACCGAAGTCTATCTCGATGCGGTGTTCTTCCCGCTCATTTCCCGCGAGACGTTCCTGCAGGAAGGCTGGCATTACGAACTCGAAAACCCCGATGCGCCGCTGATCTACAAGGGCGTGGTCTTTAACGAGATGAAGGGTGCCTATTCCTCGCCCGACACCGTGTTCCGCGTAACCGCGCAATTCTCGCTTTTCCCCGACACGACCTATGGGCTGTCGTCAGGGGGAGATCCGCGCGTGATGCCGGATCTGACCTATGAGCAGTTCAAGGCGTTTCACGAGCGCTATTATCACCCCTCCAACGCCCAGATTATTTTCTACGGCGATGACGATCCGGCGCGGCGGCTCGAAATCCTCGATGCGGCGCTTTCGCGTTTCGAGCGGACCGAACGCGCGTCCGTGGTGCCGCTCCAGAAGCGGTTCGACAAACCCGTCCGGGTCGAGGCGAGCTATCCCGCCGACGAGGACAACCCGCGCAATGCCTTCGTGTCGGTCAACTGGCTGTTCGATCCCACCGACGACATCGAGGAAAATCTTGCGCGCAATGTGATGGCGCTGGCGTTGTTCGGAACGCAGGCCGCCCCGCTCTATAAAAAGCTCACCGATTCCGGGTTGGGCGAAGCCGTCATGGCCTATCTCAACGGCATGTACCGCCAGCCATGGTTCTACGCCGGCATGCGCGGCGTCGACCCGAAGGATGCCGAAAAGCTCGAAGCGCTGATCCTTGAAGGGCTCGAGGAACTGGCCGAAAAAGGCATCGACAGGGCGACGGTCGAAGCGACCGTCAATACCTATGAGTTCCAGCTTCGCGAGAACAATACGGGCGGATATCCGCGCGGCATCGTGTTCTTCTTTTCAGCACTCAACGAATGGCTCTATGGCGGCAACCCACTTGACGGATTGAAATATGAATCAGCGCTTGAACGGCTTAAAGCGCGGCTTGAGTCAGGTGAATCGGTTCTGGAAGACTTGATCCGTAAGCTGTTGATCAAAAACGGGCATCGCTCGACTGTCGTCGTCAGGGCCGACAAGGAGCAGGCCGAACGGGAAGCCGCCGCCGAGCGGCAAAAGCTCGATGCGGTCCGGGCGGCGATGAACGATAACGAAGTTGAAGACACCATCGAAACCACCCGCCGGCTGAAGGCGCTGCAGAACGCCGTCGACAGGCCCGAGGACCTTGCAAGGATTCCCACGCTGACGCTCGCCGACCTGCCGCGCGAAGGTGTTACGATCCCCAGCGAGGAGATGGCGGTCGACGGCGTGCGGACGCTGTTCCACGACCTGCCGACCAATGGCATCGTCTATTTCGACCTCGGCTTCGATCTCAAATCGCTGCCGCGCGAGTATGTGCCCTACCTGCCCATCTTCACCCAGGCGCTGTCGCAGACCGGCACCTCGAAAGAGGATTTCGTTTCGCTGTCCCAGCGCATCGGGCGCTCGACCGGCGGCATCGTTGCAAGCCGTCTGATCGCGCCCGTGCGTGATACGGATGAGGCGGCGGCCTATGTGGTCATCCGGGGCAAGGCGACTGCCGACAAGACCGGGGAGATGCTTGCCATCCTCACCGACACGCTGACCGATGCGCGCCTCGACAACCGCGAGCGCATCCGCCAGATGGTGGCGCAGAACAAGGCGCATCTGGAGGCCGGATTGGTGCCCTCGGGGCACCAGAAGGTCTTTTCGCGCCTCCGCGCTTCGCTGCACGAGGCCGACTGGGCCAATGAGCAATGCACCGGCGTTTCCCAACTCTTCTTTCTTCGCGACCTGGCAAGGCGGATCGATGAGGACTGGGCCAGCGTCGAGGCCGATCTGGTGGCGATCCGCGAGCATCTGGTCAATGCCGGGGCGGCGGTGTTCAATGTCACAACGGATGCCGGGATTTTTGCCGGGTTTGAAAAGGAACTGGCCGCTTTCGCCGCGACCCTGCCGCGTCACAGCTTTGTCCGGCACGACTGGTCGCCGCTGCCCGCGCCCGCCAATGAGGGGCTGACCATCCCCGCGCAGGTCAATTATGTCGCAAAGGGCGTGAACCTCAAAAAACTCGGACACAGCCCCAGCGCGGCGCTGTCGGTGGTGACCAAATATCTCGGAACCGCCTATCTTTGGGACAAGGTGCGGGTCGAGGGCGGGGCCTATGGTGGGTTTGCGAGCTATAGCCCCCTGGCCGATACCTATGCCTTCGGTTCTTACCGCGACCCCAACCTCGTTGCGACGCTCGACATCTATGACGCAGCGCCCGACTTTTTGCGCAAGGGCGTATCGGAAAGCGACATCGTACGCTCGATCATCGGCACCATCGGCGATCTCGATCCCTATCAATTGCCCGACGCCAAGGGGTATACCGCCTTGACCCGCACCCTCACGGGGGTGACCGAGGACTACCGGCAAGAACGGCGCGAGCAGGTGCTCGCAACCAGTGCAAAGGATTTCACCGACGCAGCCGATCTGCTCGCCGAGGTGGCGCGCAATGGGCACGTGGTGGTGATGGGTTCCGAAAAGGCGCTCACCGAGGCAAACACGGAGCGGAACGGGTTCTTGACGCTGACGAAGGTGCTTTAGGCGGCAGCCGTTTGGGCAGGCACCGCAGCCCCCTCATCCGACCTTTCGCTTCGCGAAAGCCCACTTTCGTCATTCAAATCGCTCCACTGGAGCGATTTGCCCTTCGGGACATTCCTCAATCCCACAAGGGGAGAAGGGTAACCGTGGGGAGGCAACACGAGCCCCCCTCTCCCCCCGTGGGAGAGGGGTTGGGGGTGAGGGGGCTGCGATGCCTCTCCGGAACGCCGTATTTTCCGGTCCGGAAGAACTTATCCCCGCGTCACGCTGATCAGCTATAGTTCTGCCATGGTCGAAGAAATGGGCATTGCCGGCAGCGGCGGTGCCCTTTTGTTTTGGAGGGGCGATGTCGGGCAGCACGGAGCCGGATTGGGGTGCCGTCCGGGCCGAGTATGAGGATGGCGAAATGCCGGTGGCGGCACTGGTGGAAAAATATGGCATCACCTTGCTGGCGTTGCGCCGCAGGCGGTTGTGCGAGGGCTGGCGGCTGCGCCATACCAGACCGACCGGGGCGGGGCACGATGCGTTGATCGGCCAGCTTTTCGGGCTGTTCGAGAACCAGATCGTCCAGTTGAGCGACATGGCCGATGACGACCGGGCGCCCGAAGTGCAGGCGCTTGGCCACATGGCGCGCACGCTCGATAAACTGATCGAACTCGATGTCGCCAGCCGGTCGGCACAGCGCAACAAGCCGTCCAGCCCGCAATTGCAGGACATGAGAAAGCGCCTCTCGCGCCGGATATTCGAGCTTGAGCAGCAAAAGGGCTGACGGGGGCATCCATCCGCTCGTCGCCGAACTCGACGATGAAGCCTTCATCCGCGAATACGGCTTCTGGAGCTGGTGGGCGCGCACCGAACAGGCGCCGCCCGACGGCGACTGGACGACATGGCTTCTGATCGGCGGACGCGGCTCAGGCAAGACGCGGGCCGGGGCGGAATGGATCAGGCTGATGGCGCTGGCCGATCCGCCAGTTTCGCCCATCGCGCTGGTCGGCGAAACCATGACGGAGGCGCGGGCCGTGATGGTGGAAGGGGTTTCGGGTCTTCTGGCGATCCACGCCCATGACGAGCGCCCGCATTTCGATGCGGGGCGGCATCTCCTGACCTGGAACAATGGCGCGCAGGCCATGCTCCTGCCCGCCAATGATCCCGAACGGTTCCGCGGGCCGCAATTTGCGGCGGCCTGGTCGGATGAACTGGCCAAATGGCCCAATGCGGAAGCGGCCTGGGACATGCTGCAATTTGCGCTGCGGCTGGGCGACCGGCCGCGCCAGATCGTGACGACGACGCCAAAACCCACGCGGCTCCTGAAGCGGCTGCTGGCCGAGCCGGGGACGGTGAAAACGGTAATGCCCACTTCCGATAACGCGGCCAATCTCGCGCCGCCGTTCCTTTCGGCTGTGGTGGGCCGTTATGATGGCACAGCGCTGGGGCGGCAGGAACTGGAGGGCGAGTTCATCGAGGACTTGCCCGGCGCGCTCTGGACGCGCAGCGGAATCGAGGCGGCACGCATCGGCATGGCGCCGGATATGGGCCGGATCGTCGTCGCGGTAGACCCGCCGGTCACAGGCCATGCGCGTTCGGATGCCTGCGGTATCGTTATTGCGGGGCGGGCCGACGAGATCGCGGTGGTGCTGGCCGACCGGACGGTGAGGGGCGTGAGCCCGGATCGCTGGGCGAGCCTTGCGGTCGTTGCGTTCCATGAATTCGAGGCCGATGCCATCGTTGCCGAGGTCAACCAGGGCGGCGACCTGGTGAGCACGCTGATCTCGCACGTGGATGGAGCGGTGCCGGTGCGCCAGGTGCGCGCCACACGCGGCAAATGGGTGCGGGCCGAACCGGTTGCGGCGCTCTATGCGCGGGGACGGGTAAAGCACGCCGAGCCCTTCCCCGAACTCGAAGACGAAATGTGCGTGTTCGGCGCGGACGGGATGGCCGATGGCCATTCGCCGGACCGGGTGGACGCGCTGGTCTGGGCCATTACAGCGCTGATGCTCGAGGATGGTCCGGTGCCAAGGGTGCGGTAGGATTATAAGGAAAACACGATGCCAAACTGGTTCACCCGGCTGTTTGCCGGCCCTGCCGCCGTGCCTTCCGAAAGGAAGATGGCCGGACCGCAGACGCTGTTCACGCTGTCGCACCTGGGCACCGGCACCAGCCTGAAAAAGGGGTTCGCGGCGCTGGCCAATGAAGGGTTCGCGCGCAATCCGGTGGCTTATCGCTGCGTGCGGCTGGTGGCCGAAAGCGCCGCGCGGGTGCCGCTGGAAGTGGCGGATGGCAACGCGGTTCTGACTGAGCATCCCCTGCTCGGCCTGCTCGCCCGTCCCAACCCGCGCGAGGATGGCAAGGCGCTGCTCGAAAGCGTCTATGCCTATCTCCAGATTGCGGGCAACGCCTATCTTGATGCCGCGATCGTCGATGGCGTGGTGAAGGGGCTCTATGGCCTCAGGCCCGATCGGATGACGGTGATCGCGGGGCGCGACGGGTGGCCGACGGGCTACGCCTATACCGCCGGAGGCAGGACGGCGCGCCTGATGCTCGACACCGCGCCCATAGCGCGCGTCCTGCATCTGACGCTGTTCAACCCGCTCGACGATCATTACGGGCAGGCCCCGCTCGATGCCGCGCAGGGCAGTCTGGAAACGCATAACGCGGCGACCGCCTGGAACCGCGCGCTGCTGGAAAACGCGGCGCGGCCCTCCGGTGCGCTGGTTTACAATGCGGGCTCCGGGAACCTCACGGAAGACCAGTATCAGCGGCTCAAGGGCGAACTCGAGGAAGGTTTCGCCGGGGCGCTCAATGCGGGCCGCCCCATGGTGCTCGAGGGCGGGCTGGACTGGAAGGCCATCGCGCTCACGCCCAAGGACATGGATTTTCTCGAAGCCAAGAACGCCGCCGCGCGCGAGATCGCGCTGGCCTTCGGCGTGCCACCCATGCTGCTGGGCATTCCCGGCGACAACACCTACGCCAATTACGCCGAAGCCAGCCGTGCGCTCTGGCGGCAGACGGTGATCCCGCTCGTCACCAAGGTGCTTGCCGCGCTCAACCACTGGCTCTCGCCTGCATTCGACGGCGCGGCGCTGGTGCCGGACTTCGACGTGATCGAGGCGCTGGCGGCGGATCGCAAGCTCGATTGGGAGCGGGTGGGGAACGCGGCGTTCCTCAGCGATGACGAGAAGCGGGAATTGCTCGGGTTTGGAAGAGCTGATTTCGGCTGACGCCGAATCCCCCCTCCCAACCTCCCCCACAAGGGGGGAGGTGCTGGCCTTGTGCGTATGGAGATAGCCAAGCAAAGGAAACACCCTCCCCTTGATGGGGAGGGTTGGGGTGGGGTGACCCACGGAGTTTGGAAACATGGACGACATCACGAAAACCATCCTCGACCGCGGGGACCTTGCGCATCTGGCGCTGTTCCTGTGGGCGAGCGGGGCGAGTGCGGTCGTCGTGTTCCTGCTGCGTGAACTGGCGACCGCCAACCGGCGCTTCAATGCGTTCGTCACCGAAATCGCCCACCTCAATCGCCTCTTCAGGGAGAAGGATTGACCATGAAGAAAGTCCAGACAGGCAAGGCCGGCCAGCAGGAAGCCCAGCAGGTCTTCCGCCAGTTCGCCTGGCTGCTCGCGGGCACGCTTGCGGCCCAAAAATCGCCGCGCACACGGCGCAAGCCGACGGGGCGCTGAATGGGTGCGACTATCGATGCCGACGGGCGGTTTTCCGGTTACGCCTCGCTGTTCGGCCAGCTCGACCAGGGCGGCGATATCGTCATGCCCGGCGCCTTTGCCGAAACGCTCCGCAGGCGCGCCCCGGCAAGAGTGCGGCTGCTGTTTCAGCACGACCCCAAGGAGCCGATCGGGCTCTGGGACGAGATCGTCGAGGACGCGCGGGGATTGAGGGTTTCGGGGCGCCTCCTCGATGTGGTGCCGCGCGCCGCTCATCTTAAATCCCTGATCGCGCAGGGCGCGCTCGATGGGCTCTCCATCGGGTTCCGCGCGGTCCGCGCCACCCGCGACCGGGGGACGGGTCACCGGCGGCTCTGGGCCGTGGACCTGTGGGAAATTTCCATCGTCACTTTCCCGATGATGGAAGCGGCGCGGATCGCCTCCGCGCCCGACGGGCACGAGGCCCGGCTTGCCGCAACGCTCGGCGCGGCAGCGCGCATGTTTAGCTGAAAAAGGAACAGCAATGACCAAGACCATCCAACCGCGCCTTGAAAACAAGGCGGCGGCCAGCCCCGTTTTGGGCGACGTCAACGCCATGCTTGGCGAATTCATGTCCGCTTTCGAGGAGTTCAAGGCGTCCAACGACGCGCGCCTCGATGAGATCGAAAGCGCGGGAGCGCCGATACGCTGATCGAGGACAAGCTCGACCGGCTCAACGCCTTTCTCGATGACCGGAAAGCCGCCATCGACAAGGCCAGCATCGACCGCGCCCGCCCGGCGCTGGAAACCGGCCGCCTGTGCGCCGGCGACGAATACAAGGACTCTTTTTCGGCCTATGTGAAGCGCGGCGAGGAAAAGGCACTCTCGGTCGGCTCGAATGAAGACGGCGGCTATCTCGTGCCCGCAGAGACCGAAACCGAAATCTCGCGGCTCCTGACGGCCATCTCGCCCATGCGCGCCATTTGCGGCGTGCGGCAGGTGTCGTCATCGGTCTATAAAAAACCGATTACTATCACCGGCCCGCAGGTCGGATGGGTAGGCGAGACGGCGGCGCGCGTCCAGACCGGTTCGCAGGTGCTGGACGAACTCGCCTTCCCCACGACCGAACTCTACGCCATGCCCGCGGCAACCCAGAACTTCCTCGATGACGCCGCCGTCGATGTCGGCCAGTGGATCGCCGAGGAGGTCAATGCCGCCTTTGCCGAACAGGAAACCGCCGCCTTCATCCTCGGGGACGGCGCCAACAAGCCCACCGGCTTTCTCGATGCGGACATCGTTGCCGAAGAGAACTGGGCGTGGGACAAGCTGGGCTATATCGCGACCGGTGTCGACGGCGGGTTCCCCGGCGGATCGGCACCCGCGGATGCCTCGGACGTCTTGATCGACCTCGTCTATGCGCTCAAATCCGGCTACCGCCAGAACGCCACCTGGCTGATGAACCGGCGCACGCAAGGGGCGATCCGCAAGCTCAAGGACGCCGACGGCAACTACCTCTGGCAACCTGCCGCCGCACCCGATGGCCGCGCCAGCTTGATGGGCTTCCCGCTGGTCGAGGCCGAGGACATGCCCGACATCGACAATGATGCCACCCCCATCGCCTTCGGCGATTTCCGGCGCGGTTACCTTATCGTGGACCGCCAGGGCGTGAACGTCCTGCGCGATCCCTATTCGGCCAAGCCCTACGTGCTGTTCTACACCACCAAGCGCGTGGGCGGCGGGATCGCCGATTTCGACGCGATCAAGCTGCTCAGATTTGCCGAGGATTGATCGGCTTACGCCGCCCCCCCTCCCAACCTCCCCCACAAGGGGGGAGGTGCCGGCCTTGTGCGTTTGGGGACGCCCCAGAAAAGAAAGCACCCTCCCCTTGATGGGGAGGGCTGGGATGGGGTGAAGCCACGCGCTCCAGACCATCGACCAACCGATAAAGAGCACCAACATGACCTCCTTCCTTCTCGCGGGGCCCGCGCAGGAGCCGGTTTCACTCGTCCAGGCCAAGGCTCATCTCAGGGTCGACGATGACGCCGAGGACGGGCTGATCGAAAGCCTCATTACCGCCGCGCGCGTCCATATCGAGGGCGTGACGGGCCGGGCGCTGCTGGAGCAGAGCTGGCGGCTGGTGCGGGACGACTGGCCTGCCAACGGCATCGTCATGCTACCGGTTGGCCCGGTGCAGTCGCTCGATGAAATCCGTACCTATGATGAGCATGGCGAGCCGCACATCATCGACACCGAGGGGGCGCTGCTGGACGGGCACGGCATTCCGCCGCGCGTGGTGCTGCCCGGCAACCGGCCTTCGATCCGCGAACGGCTCGGCGTCGAGATCGACTATACCGCCGGGTATGGCAAGGCGCCTGAGGATGTGCCCGCCGATCTCATCCAGGCGCTGCTGACCCTTGTTGCCTATTGGTACGAAAACCGCGACGCGGTGCTTGCGGTCGGCGCGGCTGGGATCATTCCGTCGGGGTTCGACCGCATTCTCGCCAGTTACCGGCGGGTGCGGATATGAGAGAGCTATCGCCGCCGCTCGGCACACTCCGTGACCGCGTTCAGCTCCAGAAGCGCGAAATGAGCGTTGCGCCCGATGGCGGGCACGAAACGCTGTTCCTGCCCATTGCCAGCGTCTGGGCACGCGTCCGGGCGCGTTCGGCGCGCTTTTCGCGCGAAGGGGATGGGCGCACCGCGACCTCGACCCACGCCGTCACCATGCGTTTTCGCAAGGATCTCAAGCCCGGCGACCGCATCGTTTATTGCGGGCGGGCGCTGGAGATCGTCGAGGCCGAGGACATCAACGGGCGGCGGGCTTATCTCGCCTGCCTGTGCATCGAAACCGCGATGGTGGGGTAGGCCGATGAACGTTATCGACGACATCCAGACCGCTCTTGTTTCCGCCTGGTCTTCTGACGCTGCACTGACGCTGCTGGTGGGGGCGGGCGCGGTGTTCGACGCCCCGCCCAGGGGCCGCCAGCCGCCCTATGTCACCATCCTCAGCCACGACACCGCGCCGCGCGATGGCGATGAGACGCCCGGCTTCGAGCATCGGATGACCGTCCATTGCTGGACCCCGCACCCCTCCCGCCGCGCCGCCCTCGAAATCGCCGACCGCATCGAGCGGGTGGTGGTGGCCGGCCCGATCGAGCCAGACGAGCACGTGCTGACGGTGCGCCGCCATGTGCGCACCGAAACCAGGATCGATCTTTCCACCGGCCGCGCCCGTGCGGCGGTGACCTTTCGCTTTTTCTCCGAACCCAAGGACTGAACGATGACGGCCCAGAGCGGCAAGGACATGCTTTTGAAGCTCGACCAGACCGGGTCGGGCAGTTTTCTGACCGTGGCGGGCCTGCGCACGCGCAGCCTCGCCTTCAACGCGGCAAGCGTCGACACCACCGATGCGGAAAGCGCCGGACGCTGGCGCGAGCTTCTGGCCGGAGGCGGCATCAAGCGCGCCTCGGTCTCCGGCTCGGGCATCTTCAAGGACAAGACCTCGGACGCCGAGGTGCGGGCGCTGTTCTTTGATGGAACGATCCGCGACTGGCAGCTGATCCTGCCCGATTTCGGGACCGTCGAGGGGCCGTTCCAGATCGTCGCGCTGGAGTTTTCCGGCGATCACGCAGGCGAGGTGACGTTCGAGCTGGCGCTGGAAAGCGCGGGCGAGATCACGTTCACGGCGGATTAGGAGGACCCCAAATGGCCAATCCCCAAAGGGGTGAAATCGACGCCGAGATCGGCGGCGAGACGATGACGCTGTGCCTGACGCTGGGCGCGCTCGCCGAACTCGAGGCCCGGTTGCAGACCGGCGATCTCAACGGGCTCGTCGAGCGGTTTGCCCAAGGCCGTATCTCGGCACGCGACCTCACCGCCATTCTGGGCGCGGGCTTGCGCGGGGCGGGCCATCCGGTGACCGACGATGACCTCGCCCGGCTTGCGATCGAAGGCGGACTGCGGGGCGCGGCGGAAATCGCCGTGCAGCTTCTGAAGGCGACCTTCGGGGACGCGCAATGAGTCGCTTGCCCTGGAGCGAGATGATGCGGTTCGGGCTGGGCGTATTGCGCCTGCCGCCACCGCTTTTCTGGGCGATGACGCCGCGTGAACTGGCCGAGGCCCATGCCGGGCTTTCGGGGCGCGGCGCGGCGGGCCCGCTCGACCGCTCGGCTCTTGAAGCGCTGATGGCACTGCACCCGGATGGAGGCAATAATGTCTGAACTTTTCGGCGAGGCGTTCGACCGCGAACTGTCCGATATTCCGGTCGAACTCGAACGCATCCGCGATCTCGGCCAGTCGGTCGGCGCAACGCTGACGCGCAGCTTGCGCGGCGCGATGATGGAAGGCCGCTCGCTGCGCGGCCTCTTAAGCGAAATCGGCCGCGCCTTTGCCGATATCGCCCTCAAGGCGGCGTTGAAGCCGCTCGGAACCCTGGTGTCCGGCAGCATCGAAAGTCTGTTCGCTTCCCTCAATCCGGCGCTGGGCGGGGTGAAGCCGTTTGCCAAGGGCGGCGTGATCGGATCGCCCACATATTTCCCGATGCCGGGGCAGTGGGGGCTGGCCGGGGAGGCTGGACCGGAAGCTGTGATGCCCCTCCAGCGCGGAGCCGATGGGCGACTGGGCGTCGCGGGCGGTGGCGCGGTGACGGTCAATTTCAACGTGACGGCTTCGGACGCGCGAAGTTTTCTGGCCGCCGAAGCGGAGGTCAACGCCATGCTCCTGCGGGCGGTGCGCAGGGGCGGGCGGGGGAGTTAGGCTGAATCCACACTGTTTGAAGCAGCATCGCTGCCCCCTCATCCGCCCCTTCGGGGCACCTTCTCCCACGAGGGGAGAAGGGGAACCGTGGGGCAACCACACGAGCCCCCCTCTCCCCTCGTGGGAGAGGGGCTGGGGGTGAGGGGGCCAGCGATCCATCCACGACACAAACGCCTATAGGAACCCCAAAAATGTCCTTCCACCCAATCCGCTTCCCCCTCGATATCGCGCTCGGCGCCGTCGGAGGCCCGCAGCGGTTGACCGATGTGGTGACGCTCGCCTCCGGGCGCGAGGAGCGCAATAGCCGGTGGGCGCGGTCGCGGCGGCGGTACAATGCCGGTTACGGCGTCAAGTCGAAAGCCGACATGCAGGCCGTGCTCGAATTCTTCGAGGAACGGCGCGGGCGGTTTCATGCCTTTCTCTGGCGCGACGCGCTCGATTGCACCTCGCGCAACGATGGCGCGGCGCCCACCGTGCTCGACCAGGAGATCGGGACGGGCGACGGCGCGGAAACCAAATTCCAGCTCGTCAAGCGCTACGGCGCGAGCTTCGATCCCTATTTGCGGCCGATCACCAAACCGGTGACGGGAAGCGTCATCCTCGCGGTCGATGGCTCGCCGCTGGCGGGCGGGGCATTCTCGGTCGCCCTTTCAACCGGCATCGTGACGCTCATCACCGCGCCCGCCAATGGCGCGGTTGTGACCGCGGGCTTCGTGTTCGACGTGCCCGTGCGCTTCGATACCGACCGGCTCGACGTCGAGCTTTCGGGGTTCGACGCGGCGGTTGCGCCTAATATCCCATTGATCGAGGTGCTCGACGAATGAAGGCTTTTTCTTCCCGGTTCGCCAATCATATCGCCAGCGGGGCGACGACGCTTTGCTGGTGCTGGAAAATTGTGCGCCGGGACGGGGTGGTACTCGGTTTCACCGATCACGATCTGGCGCTCGATTTTGCCGGCACCCGGTTCAATCCGGCGCACGGGCTCGATCCTTCCGAAACCGTCGAGCGCGCGGGTGCGCAGGCCCAGACCGCCGAAGTGCTCGGTGTGCTCCATTCCGATGCCATTTCCGAGGAGGACATCCTGCTCGGGCGCTATGATGGCGCGCGGGTGGAAAGCTGGCGGGTCAACTGGCGCGATGTGGACCAGCGGGCGCTGATCCGTGCCGATACCATCGGCGAGATCGTGCGCGAGGACGGCGTGTTCCGCGCCGAACTGCGCTCGGGCCAGCACGCGCTCAATGTGCCCAAAGGCAGGCTCTATCAGCACCTGTGCGACGCCGCGCTCGGCGATGGACGGTGCACGGTCAATCTCGAGGCATCGGCCTACAGGCGCAACGCCACGGTCAGCGCGGTCAGAGGTCCGGCAACGCTCGCTGTCACCGGCCTTGGGAGCCTGGCCGAGGGCTGGTTTACCCACGGTTTCGCGCGCTGGACCTCGGGCAAGCGTATCGGGATCGAAGACGCGATCACGCAGCATGCCGGCGGAACGCTTGGGTTCGCCTCCCCGGTCGGCAACTGGGCCGAGCCGGGCGATACGCTGACCGTTTACGCCGGATGCGACAAGCAGTTCGGGACCTGCCGCACAAAATTCTCCAACGGCGCCAATTTTCAGGGTTTCCCGCATATTCCGGGCAGCGATTTTCTTATGCGCTACCCCAATGCCACCGACCGCCTCGACGGTGGCGTGATGGTGCGATGAGCGGGAAAATCATCGCCGAAGCGCGGCGCTGGCTGGGCACGCCCTATCGCCATCGCGCGGCAACGCGCGGGGCGGGCTGCGACTGCCTCGGGCTCGTGCGTGGGGTCTGGCGCGAGCTTTATGGGCGCGAGCCGCAGGCCGTGCCGCCCTATGGCGCGGACTGGCGCGCGGCGGGCGACGGCGGGCTGGAAAGAGCGGCGCGCCGCCATATGGTCGCGGTCGAGGGGCAGCCATTGCCGGGGCACCTCGTCCTTTTCGCCCTCGTCCGGCACCGCCCGCCGCGCCATTGCGCGATCATGGTGGAGGCGGGGCGTTTCATTCATGCCCAGGAGCAGGTTGGCGTCGTCGAGGCGGACCTTACCGAAGCCTGGCAGCGCCGCATCGCGGGCGTCTTTGCATTTCCGGGACAATAATTCATGGCAACACTGGCACTTTCGCTGGCCGGGCAGGTCGTTGGCGGTATGCTCGGCGGCCCCATCGGGGCGACCATCGGGCGCGCGCTCGGAGCGCTGGCGGGCAGCGCGGTGGATGCGCAGATCTTTGGCGAAAGCGCGCCGCAGCGCACCGGAAGCGATATCCGCATCACCGGTTCGAGCGAAGGCGTGTCCGTGCCGCGCCTGTTCGGCTGGAGCCGGGTGTCGGGCAACATCATCTGGGCGACCGATCTGGAACGGTTGCCGCAGGAGACTTCCGGCAGCAAGGGCCTCGGCGGCCAGCGCGAGGAGGAGGACGTTATCGCTGCCAGTTTCGCGCTGGCGCTCTGCGAAGGCCCGGTCGCCCACCTGGGGCGCATCTGGGCCGATGGCAAGCCGCTCGAAACCGAAGGGCTGACCGTCCGCTTTTATCGTGGTACCGCCAGCCAGCAGCCCGACAGCTTCATGGTGGCGCGGCAGGGGGCGGGGCAGGTGCCGGGCTATCGCGGACTCTGCTATCTCGTTTTCGAGCGCCTGCCGCTCAAGCAGTTCGGCAACCGCATTCCCAATCTCAGCGTCGAACTCTGCCGCCCGGTGGGGGAACTGGAAAAGGATTTGCGCGCCGTCTGCGTCATCCCCGGCTCCACCGAATTCGGCTACGACCCGATGCCCCGCGTCAGGATCGTGGGCGCGGGCCGCACGGCGCCGGAAAACGCCCATATGAGCGCGATGCGTTCGGACTGGGACGTATCGATGGACGAGTTGACCGCGCTCTGCCCCAATCTCGAGCATGTGGGACTCGTCGTCTCCTGGTTCGGCACCGATCTGCGCTGCGGCAATTGCGCGGTGGAGCCGCGCGTCGAATCCGCCTCCCGGCAGATCAAGGATGCCCAGTGGTCCGTCGCCGGGCGCACGCGGGGCACGGCCAATACCGTTTCGAGCCACGCTGGCGGACCGGCCTATGGCGGCACGCCATCGGACGCGACGGTGCGCCGGGCCATCGCCGATCTCCGGTCGCGCGGCATCAAGGTGACGCTTTATCCGTTCGTGATGATGGACATTCCCACGTCCAACACCCGGCTTGATCCCTATACGCTCGAAAGCGGACAGCCGGCTTACCCCTGGCGCGGGCGGATCACGTGCCATCCCGCGCCGGGCGCTTCCGGCTCTCCCGACAAAACGGGCGCGGCCACCACGCAGGTCGACGCCTTCCTCAATTCCGGCTATCGCGAGATGATCCTGCATTACGCCCAGCTCGCCGAAGCGGCGGGCGGTGTGGATGCCATCCTGATCGGCTCGGAAATGCGCGGGCTTACGCAAGTGCGCTCGGGCGCGATTGCGTTTCCCTTCGTCAACGGGCTGAAAACGCTGGCCGGGGACGTGCAGGACATCGTTGGGGGCGGCACCAAGATCGTCTATGCCGCCGACTGGTCGGAATATTTCGGCTACCAGCCCGCCGATGCGCCGGGCGACATGATCTTCCACCTCGACCCGCTGTGGGCCGACTCCAATATCGATGCGGTGGGCATCGACAATTACATGCCGCTCGCCGACTGGCGCGATGGCCGGGACCACCCCGACGCCCAGCACGCGCGCTCGATCTACGACACGGACTATCTTGCCGCCAACATCGCGGGCGGGGAGGGGTTCGACTGGTACTATGCCAGCGCCGGCGCGCGCGCCGGCAGCGAACGCTCCCCCATAACTGATGCGGGGCATGGCGAGCCATGGATCTGGCGCTATAAGGACCTCGAAAACTGGTGGAGCCAGCCCCACCACAACCGCGTCGGCGGCGTACGGTCTGCGACGCCCACCGCGTGGGTGCCCAAAAGCAAGCCGATATGGCTGACTGAACTGGGTTGCGGCGCGGTGGACAAGGGCCCCAACGCGCCCAACGCCTTTGGCGACCCCAAGAGCGCCGAGGATGCCCGCCCGCCCTTCTCGTCCGGCCTGCCCGATGCGCTGATCCAGCGCCAGATGCTGCGCGCCTGCCTCCAATACTGGAAGGCCAGAGGCGGCGCGATGCTCGATTTTGAGCGCATCTATATCTGGTGTTGGGACGCGCGGCCCTATCCGGCCTTCCCCGCCTTCACCGATATCTGGTCCGATGGCGACAATTACGCCACCGGCCACTGGCTCAACGGACGGCTTGGCGTTGCGGCGGTCGATGAGATGATCGGGGCAGTGGCCGATGCCTATGGCGTGGATGTCGGCAGGATCGACGTCGCCCCGCCGCTGATCCAGGGCCTGACCATCGAGGCGGTCGCGACCATGCGCGATGTCCTGGCCATGGTGACCGAGGCCACCGGTCTCGTGCCGCGCGATGGCCCGGAAGGGCTCAACTGGATTGCGCCGGACGACCGCGAGCCGCTCGTGCTCGACCATGGCCGGATGGTGCGTGAGGACGGCCCGGTTCTCGCCCGGCGGCGCGGAGACCCCGCTGAAGCTGCCGGGCGGCTGACCCTTTCGTTCATCGACCGGGGCCGCGATTATCAGGCTGCGTCCGTGCTGGCCCTTTCCCATGGCGGCACGCGCATCGCGGCAGAAAATACGGGCCTCGTGCTCGATCCTTCGGCAGCCCGCCTTGCCGCCGAAGCGATGATTGCCCGCATGGCGCGCGGCAGCGACACGCTCGATTTCAAGCTGCCGCCATCGCTTCTGGCCCTCGAGCCCGCCGATATCGTCACCATTGCCGGGGAGACCGACGGGCCGTTCCTCGTGGGCGAGGTGCGCGACGGGGCCAGCCGCGCCATCGGCGCCCGCGCCCATGGCGAAGCAGTGCCCGCCACGGTGGTTTCCGAGCCGCGCCGCAGCGGGCGGATCGTGCCAGTTGCGGGCGCCGATCCGCTATTCGCCGCCGCGCATCTGCCGGTTGCGGGCGGTGGGACCGAGCTTGTGCTGGGCGCCTTTGCCGCCCCGTGGCCCGGCGCGATCGATATCCGCGATTCAACGACCGGTGCCGCCGTTGCCACGCTCAATCGCCCCGCCTTTCTCGGCACACTCGCCGCAACCATGCCCGAAGGGCTTTCGGAGATCTGGTCCTACGAGGCACCGCTTCTCGTGAACCTCTTCAGCGGCCATCTGGCTTCGGCTGCGCCCGGCGCTGTGCTTTCGGGCGTCAACCGCATCGCCGTAGAGCTTGCCAACGGCGACTGGGAGGTCATCGGGTTCGCCGATGCCGAACTGGTCGAAACGGGTGCCTATCGCCTCACCGGCCTGTTGCGGGGCCTTGATGGTACATCGCCCGGCGAGGCGACGGTACAAGCATCCGTAATGGTTCTCGACAACCGTGTGGTGCGCATGCCGGTGCCGAAGGACAATCTTGGCACAACCCGCGCCCTCAAGGCTTATGCGGGCGTTGAGGACGCCGAGGGGACGAATCTGGATATCGCGCTGGGCATCGAACCGGCGGCCCCGCTGTCTCCTGTCCATCTCGTGGCCTTCCGCGATCCTGGCACTGACGATGTTTCGCTAAGCTGGACCCGCCGCAGCCGCGCTTCCGGCACGGGCTGGGCCTATGGCGACATGCCGCTCGATTTTTTGCCAGAGCGCTACAGCGTGGAGATTTTCGACGGGCCGGAGAGGGTGCGGACCGTCACCTCCGATACGCCGGGCACGATCTACACCGCCGCCCAGCAGGCCGCCGACTTCGGCGAGCAGCCATCCGCCTTCACCTTCACCGTCACCCAGATCAGCCCGGAGCTTGGTCCGGGCGCCACATCAACCGGAGCGTTCCCATGACCTCGACCGCGCGGCTCGACCTGCCGCTTATCGCCGCCGAACAGGCGCAAAAACACGTCACCCATAACGAGGCGCTGCTGATCCTCGATGCCGCCACCCAGTTGCGGCTGACGGCGCGCGACCTGACCGATCCGCCCGAAACACCCGAACCGGGCGAAACATTCGCCATCGGCACGGGCGCAACAGCGGCATGGGAAGGCCGGGACGGCCAGCTTGCCTGTTGGACCGAGGGCGGCTGGCGCTACCTTATCCCCCGGACCGGCTGGGTCGCCTGGGACGAAACCGATGCCGCGCCCGTCATCTTCGAGGGCGGGAACTGGCGCGCCTTCCTTTCCAACGTCTCCGGCCTCGGCATCGGCGCGCTGCCGGACGAAACCAACCGGCTTGCGGTACGCTCCGAAGCGGCGCTGTTCACCGCCATTCCCGATGGCGATGGCGGCAACGGCAATCTGCGCCTGACGCTCAACAAGGAGACGGCGGCCGATAGCGCCACGCTGATCTTCCAGTCCGGCTGGTCGGGCCGCGCCGAAATCGGACTTTCGGGCAATGACGACTTCGCCTTCAAGGTCAGCCCGGATGGCGAGGCCTGGTCGACGGCGATGACGCTCGACCGGACCGATGGCTTCGTGCGCTTCGATCAGATGGCCGGTTCGACGGTCAGTTTTCCCACCATCGCATCGGGCATCCTTGCGGTGACGACAAGCTGCGCCGTCCCCGCGCCCGAGACGGGGCTGACCGACGAGATCGACACGATCACCGGTGGCTTTGACGGCGCCTTGCTGATCCTTGCCGGCACGGCGGGGACGACGCTCACCTTCAAGGATGGCACCGGCAATCTCAAGCTCGGCGGGGACCGGGTACTCGATGCGTTCGAGGACAGCCTGATGCTGGTGCGGCGCGGCACGGACTGGATCGCGTTGAGCTACGCCGACAACGCCTGATTTCTTTTTCCCACGGAGACCAAACCATGCCCGCTTCGCGCTGGACCCATTGCCTTGCGCAGATTTTAAAGCACGAGGGCGGATATGCCGATCATCCCTCCGACCCCGGCGGCGCCACCAATATGGGCATCACCCACAAGACGCTGGCCCGCTGGCGCGGTGTGGAGCCCTGGTGGGCGCTCGACAAGGCTGAGGTGAGGGTACTCGAAAAAGCCGAGGCCGCCGGGATCTACAAGGCACTTTACTGGGAGCGCGTGAAGGCTGCCTCGCTTCCGCCGGGCCTCGATCTCGCCGTCTTCGACTACGCCGTCAATTCCGGCCCCGACCGAGCCGTAAAGACGCTGCAGGCGCTGGTCGGCGTTGTCGAGGACGGCTTTGTCGGCCCCGTCACCCTCGATGCGGTCGCCCGGCGTGATACCCGCGCCCTCATCAACGCCCTTTGCGACCAGCGTCTCGGCTTCCTCCAGCGCCTTGCGATCTTTTCGACCTTCGGGCGCGGCTGGACGAACCGCGTCGCCGACATCCGTGCAACCGCACTGGCCGACGCCGCCAGCGCCCCCGCGCCCGACAACCCCCAAGGAGTGAACGATATGACCGTTCTCGACGGCTACAAGACCTACGTCATCGGCTTTTTGATGCTGGCCATCGGAATTGCCCAGTTCGCCGGGATCACCATCCCGGTCTTCGGCGAATACTCCGGCGCGCAGCTCGTCATGGAAGCGCTGGGCATCATCTTCCTGCGCCGGGGGATCAAGAGCGAGGTGGGGCGGGCTTAGGCCCGGCATTGAAAAATCTCGCCGGAAGGTCATATTAGACGGATCTTAAAGCGTCTCCCTGAAGGAAATCAGCATGGCGAAACGCAGATTTGTCGTCAGTGCCCTCTGGGATGAGGACGCAAAAATCTTCTATTCCGAAAGCGACATCATCGGCTTGCACGTCGAGGCTGTGACCTTCAAGGAATTTGAGGAGATCGTTCTGGATACAGCGCCAGAACTGATCATTGAAAACCACCTCAAGCCCGACCTGCAAACGCTCTCGCTGCGCGATCTCATCCCCTCCATCATCCTCAACCCTCCCCGGCATCTGGCGACGGCCTGATGCCGGAGGGCTTCTACAAGGAAGTCTGCAAGGAGATAAAGGCGCTCGGCTTTTTCTATAAGGAGAACGCCAAGGGCTCCCACGAGAAGTGGCAGAATGATGCGGGCAGGATCATTCTTGTGCCCCGAAATCTCAAAAGCCGCCACACCACCAATGGCATCCTGAAAGATGCGGGTTGCGACAAGCGGTTCTGA